CGTGATAACGACGTAATATGTGTAATCATCGTATCGAAAGCATTGACGTTGCCAAACTCTTGCTGATACTCAAGCCAGCTATCGCCGTTCTTAAATTTTAGAAATCTATGATCTTGTCGTCGATTGGCCATAGACCGGCCTTGCATTGCACCGCCAGGCTTAACTTTGTTTAATCCATCTTGCGTTATAGTTGTATATACATCGTTAAGAACAATACGTAATCTAGCCTCGTTAAACGCTAAACCAGTTTGCTCGTCAATCATTCCCTCGATATCCAGCTTTGCGATCGTAAAATCTACCCACTCATCACGCGGTTTCTTTCGGATCCGGACAGCATCGTGTACTTGTGGCATACCCCAGTTTCTTAATTTTGGTATTGCGCCACCAGCTGCATTAAATCTTTTACGTAGCATATCCGTTGTTTGTGTCCAGGCATCCGCCATTTCTCTAGCTGCCGTATCGCCGGTGTTTTCGCCAAACAACTCACGCACCATGTTTTTTTGTTTTGCTTTTTGCTGCGTTTCTCCAAAAATGTTTCTTTTGAATGAGGCTAGTATTTCATCCATTCTTTTAAATGCGATGCTTTTTATGGCCTCTGCTCTGCTTTCTACAGACGAAAACTTTTGATCGCGTACATGACCAAGAAGATTTACTGCTGCATCCGCTGGATCCTGGCGGCCAAAAGCTGTTTTATGTGTGTCTAAGATCTGCTCGATCTCTTGCCATTTACGTGCTTGCAGTAGTTTTTTTCTGCGTGTTTCGTGTTTCTGTCGCCGGATCGTTGCTAGAGTGTCGGCTGCGGCTCGAGCATCCGCCGGAGCATTTGCCATATTTCCTCTATACTCACCGGAAAGTTGGTCAAACATTGTATTGATTTCGTTAGCATCTTCTTCCCTAATCAATCCCTCTCGAACACCATCATTTATGCAGTTTTGAAACGTACTCATTTGACGCAATACCCCATCCGCTCGATCATCTTTTCTTCATAATCGATCTCATCTCTAATCTGTCGCATTGTTTGGTTGACGACTGTAATGTCGCCAGTAGCCGGGTCTGTTACCTGGCTGACCGGAACTTCATAATCTAGCTGCTGGTCTGTAACTTCTTCGCTATCTCTAAGACTTGCTGTTTGGCTCTCGGTGAGTTCGCTCTCTGGATCCCTCGTTCCTCCGCCGCGTCGTAGTCGAATATCAGTGTCTTTGACGATTTCTCTTGTGTCTTCGATGAGGACTTTGCCGTCGTCGATTTCGCCGTTGTTGTCGATTCTTGTGTAGCCATCGGCCTTTCCTTGTTGTTTCAGCGTGTCGTATGTTTTACCTGGTGTATCACCAACTTGGCGCACATAGTCGGGATTTATTAAACGACCCTCTTTGACAAAACGCATATACATTCTGCTACGCGCATTACTATAAGTAACAGACATATCAACTAAATCAACAGAATATCCTTTTTCTTTAAGCTTTGTTATAAGCCTTTCTATTGATCCAGGACTGCCGCCGACTTTCGGTATAACAACATTATCACCAAACTCTAAGGCGAGGTTGAGCACTCGCTCTGCAAGGTCGCTGCTTTCTTCGTGTACTGCGTTTGCCCCTATGCCGCCCTCATACTCCGGCAGCATCTTTTTTGCCTCGTCGCTATCAATAATAGCTGCGTTCATCTTACGTGCTATTGGATTTGCAATAGTTGATTTACCGGCCGCTGGTGGCCCTAATACAATAGCAGCACGTTTATTTTGACTTATATACTGACCTTGTGGCAACTCTAAGCTATCTGCTTTCCAGGCCATGTTTCTTGCGCCACGATATAAAGCTGCAACTGCATCTGGGTAGCCTTGTATATACTCCTCTAATTCAACACCCATTTTTTTAAGAGATGTTGTATTGAATACCCTTGTTGTTTCCCAGGTTTCTGTACCATAACCAGCCATTGTGCTAGTGTCTTGTCTGCTTTGCGCCTCCTCTATGGCTTTTGTTACCGCCGGATGTGCATCGACTGTAGCCTCGTCAGCACCCTCATCTAGTATCCGCCCTAGATCATTTCTTAATTCATCGTCGGATTGGAAAGCCTCGCGCGGTGTTTTAGGCGGTGGCTCCTGGAACATATCCGCTGCAAGCTGATCCATTTGCTGATTGGATCCTGGGCCGGCTGCAACGTCAAATGTTTCTAGGTTTTGCTCAACTGCGCTTGCTGGTACTTCGCCGTTCTGCGGCGGAGCATCGATAGCGCGTCCTGGATTGCTAGGGATTTCCCCAAAGAAATCGCCTCGACCAACTGCTCCTCGGACAGACTCGACAAAGCTGTCTGTAGCCGCTGCATATTTTCCATCTCTTTTGGCGGCTCTGGCGGCAGCTGTGAGGTCGTCGCTGAGTTGTCCTCTTCTGTTTGCGAGCGTTTGGATGAGGTCGATTGCCTCTGCATCTTTCTGGATTTTTTGCTCATTCGCGCTCCTAACCAGCTTATTGCCAGCTGACTCAAACTTTGTTTGGTTACGTACTATAGTATTAAATGCGCTTTTATCGCGCTGCAATATTTTTATCGCGTTATCAAGAACCTTTGCTCTTTCAAAATATAGGCTTTCTTCTTCTATCTTGTCGCCAAACAAACTTTCCTGGTTTACCTTTTCTGTGCCGCTATCCATAACTTGCCTGGTAACAGCCTCTGTCTGCACGTCGTTTTCCGGCTTTACTTTGGCAATAACATTCATTGCAGCACGCTGCATTGTGGCATCTTCCGGGATCATTCGGCCCACTACGCTTGCTTGTTGTGGTGAAACAAGGCCATTTTTAAATAATCCAAAAGCCTCGTCGTCCTCGATGTTGACTATGTTACGTGCCATACGTACCAGGGCAGATCGCGGCGGCAACTCACCAAACAGCTTTTTATCGCCACGTAAAACCTTTACAGCATCAAGAACAGTACCGGTTCCCTCGGCGATGTTTTTCATAGCAGCAACAACCATTGCTTGCTCTCTTGATATGCCGTCTTTTTCACGCAAGACAGATCCAAGAAGAAATACATCTTGTTTAGGATCCTGGCTTTTTATGCGTTTTGCTAATCCTAATCGCTGGTGTCCATCTGCTATAAAGAACTTACCATCAGCTTGCTCGTATACGACCACAGTGCCAGCTTTGACCGGATCCCATGTTTTTACGTCTTTTAGTCTTTCTGTTACACCAAACTCGTCGCCGCCCTCTTTAAACTGAAACGCTTTTGCATCGACGTTGAGTTCCTCTACCTCAAACCTTGATACAACGTCATTTATCGTCGCTCTGTCTTTTCCTGGTTCAGCAACTTTTTCTATTGCTTCTTGCGTAACACCGCTTGTCGGTTCGTCATTTATACCAGGTAACACACCCTCGTTTACCGCGTCATCGACAGCATCCATCCGATTGAGATGCTCATCAACATCATTGATAGGCTTGTTTGCAAACGTATTTTCGATCTCATCGACCATATCCGCCGCTGTATCGGCCGTTTGACTAAATCTTTGACCAACAGACTGGTGAGCGCTTTTTATGGCCTTATAGCCTTTTTTTGCCTGGTTGACACTAAGTTTTACTGTGTCACCTCCGACCTTGAAAGCAAGAGGAAACGCAGCGGATAACGCTGCCGCCGCTCCTACGTTTGTAGCAAAGGTTTCCCAGGTATAAGGTAACTCTAAAGTTTTGTACCAATCTTGCACCTCGGCTTGTATTAAGGCTTCACTAGCGCCACCGATAACGGCCTCACGAAACATCAATCCATACAATGTTTTTAGACCAGGCATAATCATGCCGGTTCCTATTGTAGATTGAATAACAGGGTCATCTAAAGATCCAACAGCTGCACCGGAAAACTGCCCCAACCATTTTCTCCAATCAGTAGATCTTGCAGCAATTTCGTCGTTTTCTTCCGCTCTATTCTGTGCAAGCTTTATTGCACGATCCATAATAAAATCGTGCGTTAGCTGCTCAAACTCCACACCTAAAGTTTCTGTATTATTTTTTGCGAAATCTATAATTTTATCGACATCATGCCGATACTTAAATTGATTTGTACCGCGTGTTGCGCCACCACTAAAAATGCCCTTATTTAAGTGCCTAGCTGGATTAAAAAACTCTTCCCCGGTCTTTCTCTGTATCTCGTCGATAAATGGCTGCCAGGCATCTTGCAGCATAACGGCTCGAGAGTTTGAATTACCTCTTGCTCTTTGATCTTCTCTTGAGGCGCTAAAGTTTTGCGTAAACGATGATTGTGGCTCTGACGTGCCAGTTAATTTGTCGAGATAAGAGCGACTTCTATATTTCTGAAATATTGCGCTCATTCTTTAATATTCCCAAATCCAAACAAACCTCGTTTTACTTCTTCAGTAAATGCGTTTGGAAACTCTCTTTGCATAAGTTCAAGGTTTATGAATACGTTTTCGTCATTTGGATAACGTATAATAACCTCGCGCGATTTGTCATAAATGTAGTAATCGTCACCAGAAAAATATTTCAAAACGTAGTCATCATAACGATTGCGAATATCTAATATTGTTGCATCCGATAATTTCATCTCCGCATCATCTTCACGGACAAACTCATTCATTGCAGCAATCATATCGGCACTCAAGTTATCTAAAAAATTTTCTGCCTCATCTGCGGTTATCTCCGGCGGCAACAGTGTTTTTGTGTTGCGTACCTCCTGGATCCCTCCTCTTTCGCCCTCTTTTCCTAATACAATATCAATAGACTTTTCAAACAACTCTCCATCAAAATCAACAAGTCCCCTACCTTTGTAATGGGCCTTTGCTAAATTATACAAGGCCATTTGATCGCGTGGATCCATTGTTTCTAGCAAATTCACACCATCGTCGTCGGTAATGAATGTTGTGAATGTTTGCATAAGATTTTGTTCTGTTTCACCGGTAATTTTTAACCCAGCGTCAAACTCTTCCATTCCCTTAATAATTGATAGTGCTGCCTCGTTACGCCCAGCATTAACCAACGCACCTAAAGCTGATATTTCGTTTGCGTCTTTCTCGCCCATTTGTAGAAATACATCAGCTGCTGCACCGCCCCAGGCTTTTTGAAAATCAGACATAAATGCAAGTTTTACATTTGGATTGACATCTTTTTTCTTTATAAATCGTGCAAAAGATTTTACTTCGTTCTTTGTGAGATATTGCGGCACTGCCAATCCATAATGCTCAGCTACTGTTTCGGCATTAAGATTTCTTTTTGCAATATTATTAGGATCAAAATTTCCATCCTCATTGAATAGGTTTTCGACCGGTTCTTCGACTAATCCGTTATCTATGCCCCATTGTAACGCATCATCCTTAAGTGCTTTTTGCATCTTACTGGATCTGTTTGTCAGATACTTCAATGCTTTTTGCTCGGCTGCCGTATCCATACCAGCGCCACCAAAACCCTCTGCACCCTCTCTAAAATCTTTTATTACAGTGTTTATTCCATCTATATCAGCTGAACGCACTGTTGCTGCCACTGTACTAACAAGCGCGAGCTCGTTTCTTTTATCCTTAAATGATGGTGCAATACTTGGATCTTTAAGAATTAAATCATCCATATTTGATAAAACATTCGAAACTGCTTCACTGTCGGCTTTACCCTCTAGTTCCATTTGTGACAACAATGTATCCGTTTGATTCAATAGCAAAGATTTCATGCTAGTCAGCTGTGACTTCTTAGCTTTTTCCTCAAACCCTGGGCCGTATATCGACGCAATATCAGACGCTGACGTTTTTAGTACACTGGCTAACTCATCGTCGTCTAGCTGCGTAAGTCTTTTGTAAAGCTCCTCGCCACCCTCTAAACCACGCGCGGCTAGGGAGTCGCCCTCACCAGTCATCGGATTAGTATCAAGTAACTCTCCTTTTCTGCCGTCACGAATAGCGTTACGTATAGCCGTAAGTGTTGTAATCTCGGATCCGCGCTGGTCTGCAATAAACTTTGTAAGCGCATTACGTGTCGCGCCTAACTCCATTGCTTTAATTGTTTCGTTTACCTTTGTCTTGCTTGCGCCGGTTTGTGAAACATAACCATTCGTAAATATTTTTATGTCACTTGTAATCCTAGCACGATCAAACGCATCAAGACTTGGATCACTAAGCTGCCGCTCGCCCTGGACAAGTTTAGCACTGTAGTTATTAGCACTTGCTATTTGTATCTGTCGATCGACTTCGTTACGCAGCTGGAACCTATGCTTTAGCTCTAGCTGGCTGAATCGTGTATTAAAATAGTTTTGGCTATAATTATCTTTGCCAACTTTCTTTCGTAGCTCTTCTTTTACAGAATTAGATCCACTCATCCATCGTGGGTTATCTCCGTCTAGTATATTATTGTAATCGCGTGTTTTTTCTAAATCGTTTCGTAACTTGAATAGCGCCTCTTCTGCTGCAATATCAGCCTCGGCTAACAAATTATTTCGTACTGTTTTATAACGCTCTTTTGCGTATTCCCCCACCTCATCAGTAAAGGCACTGAAAGGCGCTGCTTTTGCTAACTCTGTTTGCGCTGCAAGCTGTACGTTTTTACGCGCAGTTATTGATCGTCCAGGAGCCTCGCTAGTTGCCCTGGATTGCGCGGTGTATAATGGTATTCGCATTTATCACCTATGATGCTAGTGTTCGTGCCGCAGATCCAAAACTCTTAATAAGACTTGCAGTGCCTTGCGCGCGTAAACTTGCAGCGGCCGATCCGCCCTCCATACGTGCAAGTTGTGCATTTAACCTGGCATTTTCTTGCGCGTCATCAATCTGCATGTTTGTTACGTCGTTATTAAACTTGTCAGTATCGAGTTCGAATTTCATTTCCCTGGCATTTTTTCTTAGAACAGAGATCGGTGTACCCTCAGATATATCGATCCCACCATAGGCATAGTTTGCTTTTACTTCGCCCTGGACTGCCTTAAAACTTTGTTTTTTACGATCGTTGCTTACACCAAAGTTTGCGTTTACAAATTGCCGCTGCTTTTCCAGCAAATCAATGTCGCGCTCTATAATATTAGCGTTAAAGTTTGCAGCTTGCTGTGCAGCTGCCGCTGCGTTATCGGCTGCATTTTTATCGTTTATGCCACCAAGAATATTCGATCCGGCAGATATTAAATTAAATACTGTTAAGAAATCCAATGTTTTACCTATACATCAAAAGTGTTCATACGCGCATACAATGCCAGGACAGTGAGAGGCAAAGGCTGGCTTTGCGCGACAAAAATACGATCGTCCTCTTCAAAACCACCGGCAAACTCAATATCTTTATCACCGGTAAATAGACTAACCGCTTGATCCATTGCCATGCTGCTATCCCGAAAAGGCACACGATCAACATCGCCCGAGGACGAACCAACCTCTAGTCCAACTGTTCTGAATAAACGCAGCGTAATGTGATGAATACGTTTAGGCTTACCTTGACTTGTGCCATCTACGGATCCGCTTTCTAGTCTAAGTGTCTGTAAATTAGACGTATACCCTAATCCTACTGCTGCCGTTGTAGCCGATACATCTAAACTAATAGTACCGCTGCTAACTGTTTTATCGGCATGAGATCCACCATTACCGAGGATGCTAACTGTTTGGCCCTCCAGGTGATGCAATGCCCCTAGTGACGTTACAGCGCTGCCGCTATAGGTCAGACCGCTATCAACAAAAAATGCTGACGTTGCTGACGTTCCAAAATCAAATAGCTTAAGACGCTCGACATAGCGCTTTGTTTGTGAATTGATAGTTCTCTTGACTATCATGTATAACTCATCTTCACCGGTATCTGTTGGCAATGTGGCTATGCTTTCGACCACTGCATTACCGGAACTAAACGCACCGCCTATAGTATGCTTATGCCAGGCAACAACTTGTTCCTCTCGACGATACGTAAGACCCAGCAAAACGCCATCGGATCGCAAGGCCCACACAACGCTATCTGGTTCTTGCTGATACGCAAACTCTGTTATGCCGCCCTCAGTGATGTGCTCTGCTAGTATCGTCATATCCGGGGCCGTATAACCGCTGGTATCGACATCCCCTACAAATCGAAACTCGCGTACCTTTCTATTGCCGCGTTGCAGAAATAAGGTAACGTCTGCAACTTGCACCGGATCCGCGTTAGCTGATCCATAATTACTGTACTTACGAATAAGTGTTGTTGTCGGTGTTATAGGGCCATCATTCGTCGTACTGACGACATATTCGCCGCCCGACGTGCCTACAGTAAGCACGCGCGTCGCTGTCAGAAATCGTATTGCGTTTACCTGGTTGCTAGCGATCGTATATATCAGCGCATCATCGGCATTGCTACCAGCTGTAAAATTATTAAAATCTGCTGTTTTAGAAAACCATATTGTCTGTGGGTTATTGTTCGTATTAGCAAAAACAAGACGCTGTTCAAAAAACGTAACGACGCTCGGAAAGTTATCGCTAGAATTATTTAGGTTAGGACTAGGCGAACCGGTAATTGATGGTGTTGCAAACGTCCATGTTGTGTGTGCTGTCCTGGTTAAAGTACGTATCGCATAACTTGGATGGACGATATACATCAAATCAGCGCTCTGTGCAAAACGCAGCCTGGGTAAATCAGCCTCCCCATAGGGAGTCGCTACCTCGAATATCTCGTTGATGTTACCGGCGCTAGCATATGCTGTAAAACTTGTTGTGTTAATGGCATTACCGAATAGATCGGTTAGCGTAAATGTGTTTGTCGTGACGTTAGCGACTTTGTAATTACGTGAATTTAGCTCTGTCATCCCAACGATAGAGTCTATAAATACCTCATCGCCGTTGCTGTATCCATGCGAGTTCGATGTTATAACACCTGGATTGGCTTGCGTAATCGCGCTTATCGTCTTTGTAGTTGCCGACAATAATTGCTGGCCGTTACGATAGACGCGCATGATCTGTTCACCAAACTCGAGAATATACGTATCGCTTGTCTTAAACTGAAAAGGTATTAGTCGCGTCTTTACGCTGCTTGCTTTTACTTCTCCTAGAAACTCTGTACCTGGTCGCCGCGCAACACCGCCATGCGGCATAGATACCATGTTTGTTAGATCCGATAAACCCTCTCTATATTTGTCTATAGATACTCGACCCTCTAGCCTGGGAGATAGTTCTCCAGCGGTAAAGGATTGGATCGCTGGCGCTGATCGTGCCATTATAACCTCGATTCAATAAGATCACTTGCCTCAATACGCTGTGGCGCTCCCTCTGTTGCATCGATAAATCTAGCCTCACGCAATCGCTCGTCATATAAGGCTTTTTGCAGCTGCACTACTGTTGTCGATCCGGTTAACGCATAGGCTATAGAATAGGCAAGTCGTGCTGATAATGTGCCTATTAATCCGGCATCATACTCGTTTGGATCCTCAGATCGCGCTACAAACTTAATCTTTGCTGTATCTTCGTCTGTGAGCAGCTTGCGGCCCTCTATCACAAAAACGCTGCCGCCGGTATTGTTTGTCAGATTATCAAAAGGATATGTTGACGTGCCATTGCTAAACTCAAGAACACGCAAGCAAAAAGGATCTACCGGTAATGTATAAGAATTACTATATCCGTAAGTAGGGCCGGTCGTGTCTTTCGCAAGATCGGCCCTCTTAATTAAACAGTTCCAGGGATGAGCGCGGAATGTTTCATTCCGGACGTTTGCATAAACTTGACTAATAACACGCGCTGCTTTGGAGTTCTCATCCAGCGCTGTAATATTGGTCGCTCCTATCGCGTTTAGCGCATTATTAGCTATTTCCACTACACTCGACATAGATCACCCCTGGTTAAATTTAGGTTACGACGTACTCAATCATAAAGGAGAGATCGCCGGCAGTGTCACCAGCTGCATCAAACGTCAGACCGATATTGTAATATCCGCCTGGATCGCTTGATTGTCCGGCATCTTCCCAAACTCTCTGACCCATTGTATTGATGTTTCTCGCCTCGAAAGCTAC